CAGCCACCAGCGAGGACAACTGGCAGACTGTGACATTCACGGAATCGACTGACTGATGCAAGGAGGTATTGAGCCTATGAGCCAAGCGAAAAATTGGGAAATTAACGGCGTATCCCTGACACTCGATCTGGAGGATGCGGATGTGCTGGAACGCTATGAGGATGCCTTTGCCTCGATGGAGCGGGAGGAAATGCACCTTCCCAAGGATGGCAAGGCATCCGCACGGATCCGAGCCTATTGTGAGATGTACCGGCATCTGTATGATCACATCTTTGGTGATGGCACAGCAGAGAAGATCTTCGCAGAAAAGCCAGTGAATGCAGCTGTATATGACGAAGTATATGGTTGTTTCCTGGAATTTGTCCGTACACAGCTTACAGAAAGTGCCAAGAGGCGCGGTGAAGCCCTGGGCAAATACCGTCCGAACAGAGCACAGAAGCGTGCCACACTCAAAAAGATCGGCAAGTTATGATGAATCTGCTGTATGAGCCGCTCCCCGACTGTATCCAGGCGGGTGGGCGGCTGATTCCGGTGCTGACCGATTTCAGGGAATGGATCCGATTTGCGGATATGATCGCGGATCCGGAACTTTCCGACACAGAAAAACTGTGTCTGATGCGTGAATGGCTGGACGAACCGGAATGCATTACGGAAGAGATCGTGAACGCTTTGTATGCGTTTTACAGAGCGGACGCACTGGAGCCGGATCCACTGCATGAGGATGAGAAAAACGAAGTCGATGGAGAAAAGCAGCAACCGCTTCCATCGGCTCCCGTATTCTCATGGAGTGTGGATGCAAGATTCCTTCTGGGAGATTTCAGACGGTACTATGGTATAGATCTGCTTGAGACCGGATATTTGCACTGGTGGGCATTCAAAGCTTTATTTGCAGCACTGCCGGATGAAAGCCAGTGCCAGAAGAGAATTGCCTATCGTTCTGTCAATCTGTCCGATATCAAGGACAACAAAGAACGGGAACGCATCCGTCGGATCCAGCAGAGAATTGCACTGCCGTTTGAGTACGATGACGAAATGATCGGCGAAATGCTGGGAGGGATGATGTGATAAGGAAACCTTCTCTGGAACGAAAATGGCTGCTCTGCCCACGCTGCGGAGCAAAAACCATTCTGTATGACAACACAGCCTGCTGCGCCGGTGTGTATATTAAATGCACACGGGGCTGCAAGCTCGAATTTGAAGTAAAGATTGAACACGGAAAAGTAATGCACTGATGAGCCTATGAGCCGCATTCACAACCTGTCTGACTGAGGTGATGAATATGGGCTTTGACGGCACATTGAAATTTGATACAGCAATTGACAAAACCGGCTTCCAGATCGGCCTTGGCAATCTGGGCAGTCTTGCAAAGGCAGGCATGTCAGCGGTTGCATCCGCTGTGACTGCCGGTGCCGCTGCAGCCAGTGCCGGCATTGCGGCGATCGGCAAACAGGCACTCGACGCCTATGCCGATTATGAACAGCTGATCGGCGGTGTGGAAACGCTCTTCAAGGAAGCGTCCTCCATTGTACAGGGCTATGCAGAAAACGCCTACAAGACGGCGGGCATGTCGGCGAACGCCTACATGGAAAACGTCACCAGCTTCTCCGCTGCCCTGATCAATTCGGTCGGCGGTGATACGGCGGCGGCCGCTGAAAAGGCCAATATGGCACTCTCGGATATGTCCGACAATGCCAACAAAATGGGCAGCGATCTACAGTCCATTGTGAACACATACCAGAGCCTGTCCAGAGGCAATTTCGGTATGCTTGACAACCTAAAGCTCGGCTACGGCGGTACCAAAGAGGAAATGGTGCGGCTTCTGGAGGATGCCCAGGCAATCTCCGGCATTGAATATGACCTTTCCTCTTATGCGGACATCGTGGACGCCATCCACGTCATCCAGACGGAGATGGGCATCACCGGCACCACCGCAAAAGAAGCCTCCAGCACTATTTCCGGCAGCATCGCTATGGCAGGGGCTGCATGGGATAATTTCCTTGCAGGGCTTGGCAATCCCGATGCAGATCTCAGTGCCCTTGCCACTGAGCTGACGGACAGTGTCCTGACGGCAGCAGGCAATATCATCCCCGCTGCAGAGACCATTCTGCAGTCGATGTCCTCCGTCATTACGGAAAGCGCACCGGAGATCATCGGGCTTGCTCTGGATCTGATCACGGATGCGCTCCCCACGCTGACGGATGCCGGCGTTTCCCTGCTCAGGGCACTGGTGGACGGCATTACGGGCAATGCATCGAGTGTTGCCGATACGGCTGTGGCAATCCTTGACCAGCTTGCGGCATGCGCACTCGACATTATCCCCGACCTTTTGGATGCGGGTGTGGATATCATCCTGACCCTTGCAGAGGGTCTGGAATCGGCCGCCCCCGATCTGATCAGTGCAGCCGGAACGGCCGTTTCAGACATCGTAACCGGCATCGGGGCAAATCTGCCCGCACTTGCACAGGCTGGAATTTCTCTCATCGGAACGGTGGCAGATGCAGTTCTGCAGCAGCTTCCTGTGCTGGTTCAGACGGGCGGAGATCTGATTGACACACTGGTGAACGGTATCACGGCACATCTCCCGCATCTTCTGACACTTGCGCTGGACATCCTGACTTCTCTGGCCGATTCGCTCGCAGCCAATCTTCCCTTGCTGCTGACAGCGGCAGGCGATGTGATCTCACAGCTTGCAGCAGTACTCACAGAGAATATCCCTGTTCTGCTGGATACGGGCCTTGACATCATCCTCTCCCTTGTGGACGGTATTGCCGCCAACATCCCCATGCTGCTGGATATTGCCGTTGCACTTGTCGGCACACTTGCGGACTTTATTGTGGAAAATGCGCCGAAGCTGCTGGAAGCAGCCGGACAGCTGCTCATGGGGGTGGTGGATGCACTGCCTTCCGTGATCACGGCACTGGCCGGCAAGCTCCCGCTTCTGATTGACACAGTCCTGCAGATGCTGCCGCAGCTCGCAGCGGCACTCACAGGGGCCATGTCCCTTCTGACCGAGGCGCTGAAAACAGCATTCCCGCAGCTTGCACAAACGCTCACCACAGCCGTTCCCGAGCTGATTCTGGGATTGGTGGATGCGCTTGCCTCCTTCGACAGTCAGCTGTTCGATGCAGCAGTGGATCTGATTCTGGTCATTGCAGAGGCTCTTCCTGAGCTGACCAACGCCATCATCCCGCAGATCCCCATCATGATTGTTGGCATCATCGGAGCCCTGATGCAGGCCATGCCGGAAATGAAGGAAGCAAGCCATGCTCTGTTCATGCAGCTTGTCGAGGCCATCCCCACACTGCTCCCTGCTCTGCTTTCGGTTCTGGAAGCACTGTGGTTCCCCTGCGGAGAGTATCTTGCAGGGCTTGCAGATGACATTGTGCAGATTGTCGGTGACTGGCTGACCGAGACCAAGGATAAGATGGTACAGGGCGCCGCCGATGCGCTTGAAGGCTTCATGGAATTCTTCGACCGGCTGCCGGAAGAGCTGGGACTTGCCATTGGCACAGCGCTTGGCACGGCGGCACAGTGGGCTGTGGATCTGCCGGCAAAGGCCGGAGAAGCGGCCGGAGCATTCCTTGCAGAAACCATGCTGTTCTTTGACGAACTGCCCGGTAAATTGCAGGAACAGCTCACGAATGCACTGGACAATGTCATTAGCTGGGGCACCGATCTTGTGGAACAGGGCAGAACTGCCGCTTCCGACATGGCACAGGACATCATGGACGCTGTCAACGATCTGCCTGAAAACCTCACCTCCATCGGCACAGACCTTGTGGAGGGACTATGGAACGGCATCACCGGTATGGGCAGCTGGCTGAAGGAGAAAATCTCCGGCTTTGCAAGCGGCATTCTTGATGGCTTTACAGCAGCATTCGGCATTCATTCTCCCTCCACCGTCATGCGTGACCATGTCGGAAAATATCTCGCCCAGGGTATCGGCGTGGGATTTGCAGAGGAGATTCCGCAGGTCGGCAAGGATGCCGTCAAGGCGTTTGCCCCTCTGCAGCAGCAGGTGGATGCGGGGGCGCTGCAGGCTCTCCATGGGCAGAGCGTGGACAGCTATCCCATAGAACCCAGCCCGACCTCATCCATTGTCAATAACTATAGCTACAGCACGGTGCACCAGAGTGCATCTCAGCCGGAGCAGGAACGTCCCGTCATCAATCTGTATGCGACATTCGAGATGGACGGTGAAGCCATTGCGGAGGGTGCAGCGGAACGCATCGACGAAAAGCAGGGAGAAAAGATTGAATTGAAAACGAGAGGAGTGAGTGTATGATTGCCGGCATCAGCGTGAACGGACAGCATTCGTACTACCAGCACCGGCTTCGGATGCTCAGCCGTGACATCGGATCCCCGCCCAAGGATGACCATACCGAGCGGGTGCCCTACAGCAATATCACATATGACTTTGATGAGATCCTTGGCACTTCAAGCTACGGTGAGCGGACGCTCTCCTATACCTTTGAGTGTCTCTGTACGAACAGGCGCAAGGCGCAGGATCAGCTTATCCGCATCAGGCACTGGCTGAAATGGAGCGGGTACATGGATCTGCACGATCCGTATTATCCGGACTATCATTTTGAAGTCCGTGCACCGGAAATCATCCATCACGAAAACCATGGAGTCTACACGATCACAGTCACATTCCGGGCAAATCCGGCCATGCTGCCGGATAAGGCATTTGCCTACACGCCGGATACCTGCCATTATCCCGATGTGAACGGGGACGGAGTCGTGGATGCAAATGATGCAACGCTGATTCTGAAGGCATCAGCGGCCATCGGTGCGGGAACGGACACAGGGCTGACGGATGAACAGCTGATCCTTGCCGATGCCGATATGGACGGTACAGTCACCGCTTCCGATGCGGCACTGGTTCTGGAATATGCATCCGCCTGCGGCGCAGGGCAGTTTTCTGATTCGCCCGCGAACTGGGCGGCTTTCCTGAACCGATATCTTGCACTTGAGGAGGGGATTTACTGATGTACCAGGTCACAATTGATTTGCCAGAAAAAGATGGCTATGTGCAGAGACTCCTGCACACGGTGAAACCGCACAGCACCCAGCGGCTTGCATCCGGTACAATCGTGGAGGAGGTCGGACAGATCCCCTCTTTCTCCTTCACGGTCACTCCTGTGAATCATTGCTATTATGATTGCCTGCTCGACCGGAGAACACTTGTTTCCGTTATGAATATCAAGACCATGGAAATGGAATTCGAGGGCGTAATTCTGAACACGGAGGAACGCATGACTGCATCCGGCAAGCTGCTGCGCAAGGTCGTCTGTGAGGGCTTCCTCGGCTATCTCTGCGACAGTGTACAGATGTACCGGACGTATGAGGACATGGAACCGGCTCAGTTTCTGCAGTCACTGCTGGAACAGCACAATGCGCAGATGCCGGAGCACAAGCAGATCAGACTTGGCGTATGCAATCTTTCCGGCAACACGAATTCCAAGACCACGGCCTATCGGAACACACTGGAAGAAATCAGGGAAAATCTGGTGAACAGGCTTGGCGGTGAGCTGCGTGTCCGAAGAAAAGATGGGATCTTGTACCTCGATTATCTGGATGCCGTCACTGACAGCACACCCTCACCGACAACCATTGAACTGGCACAGAACATGAAAACCATGACAGCCGGAACGGACTCGCTCTCCGTCATCACACGGCTCATTCCGCTGGGCGCACAGGTGAACGAAGAGACCGCAGAACGCCTGACCATTGCCGGAGCCAAGGTAGATGGCAAGTCCTATGGAAAAGTCTACATTGACGACGAGGCAGCCATTGCAGAATACGGTTATATTGTCGGCACAGTGGAATTTGATGATATCACGGTACCGGAAAATCTATATGAACGGGGCAGAGCCTACCTTGCAGAGAATAACCGCATCCGGAAATACTATGAAGCCACCGTCCTTGATCTTTCCACGCTTGACAGCAGCGTCGGCAGCATCCGTGCCGGCAATACTTACCGATTCCGGAACAGATTCATGAAGCTCGATGCGCAGCTTAGGCTGCTCAGAAGGACAGTTGATATTTTCAAGCCCTATACGCCATCCGTTGTCATCGGCGATAGGACGGAAAAGCTCACGGACATGACAAGCCGTCAGAACCGTCTGATTGAGTATGAGATCCCGAAAATCAAGTCGGACACGGTATCCGCTGCAAAGGCGATTGCTTCCGGCCTGATCACAGCAGCAACCACGGGCTATGTGGTTATCCGCCCGGATGAGATCCTCATCATGGATACGGCGGATACCAAAACCGCCACCAGCGTATGGAGATTCAACGCAAATGGTCTCGGCTACAGCCACAGTGATGTACCGGGCGAAGCCTACAACGGCACCTATGGGCTTGCCATGACGATGAACGGTGAGATCGTAGCGGACTTCATTGCAGCAGGCTCCATGTATGCCGACCGCATCCGTGGCGGTACGCTGGTCATTGGTGGCAGTGACGGCAAGGACGGCGTGATTCAGGTCAAGGACGATGCCGGAAACGTCATCTGCCAGCTTGACAAGAACGGCGCCAACATCTTCGGCACCGTCATCACCCGCAATGATGCCGGTTACTGGATGCAGCTCGACAGCGGAAGCCTGCTCGGCGGCAACGGGAATGACACCTACACCACCATCAATGCAACCGGTACCATCCGTGATCTCGACCACGACATCACCTATCACGGGCTGCTTGTGGATGCGGATGCCGTCTATCTCGATTGTAAGATGTTCGCCATCAACGGTGCGACCGGCGCCACCGGCACAATGTATGCGCTTGGCGGTTCGGGGGAGGTGGTCACGGATGTGTGGATCGATGAAGAAGGCAATCTCCAGAAATCCACCGTGCAGGCTTCGCCGGTATACTTCCGGAACGGCATCATGTGCACCGGACTCTGATGGGAGGAATAAAGATGAAACCAGAACGATATTTTGCAACAATGAAGGAGCAGGAATGCATCGCCGGTGATACACTCGATGAGTGGGTGGTGGAAGTCACCACAACGGACGAAGCAACCGGAGAGAGCAGCCCCGCCGACATTGCAGGCTGCACCATGCAGCTTCTTCTCTGCCGATACAAGGATGATGCTGTGGTTCTTGTGAAAGAATGCACTGCGGATCCTTCGGCCGGTACATTTGCCGTTACACTCGAAAGCACGGACACAGCAGCGCTCAGCGGCCTGTATGCCTATCACTTTGAGCTGCGCTGCGGTTCCCGTTCTTATAAAAAAATAGCGGGGCTGCTGAATGTGCTGCCCATTTCCACAGGAGGTAATTCATGACAACAATCCGATTTGATATCCCGAAGAAAATGCGGTTTGATCTGAACAAAGGAAACGGCGGGAGCGGCGCTCCTCAGGGCACCACCCTCCCCCACCCCGCCGCTGCATCGGCAGCGAGTCGGATTGCACCCATCCCCGATGCTCTCAGCGGTATCATGACAAGAACAGAGGAGGCAACCTAATGGCAATCACGAAACTGACGGCACAGACCACCGCCCAGGACATGACGCCCCTGCTCGACATCCTGCAGGAACATGCCGTGCCCGCTTACTTTGACAGCGTGGAGCTTGTGGAGGGCGACACCAACCAGAGCATCAGCTGCAAGGTGGGCGGTACCGAGTTCCTTCGCATCTGGGCGGATATCCTTGGTACGGGTACATCGACAAACTACGGCTTTACCATCACCCACCCCGACGCCAGCACCACCCAGCTCTATGCAGGCTATGGCTCCGCCGGCTACACCGGCAGCGTCTATGTGTGCAGCAACGCCCTGTTGCTCGTGCCAAACAGCCAGACAAATAACGGCGTGGTGATCTGCAAGGATACGGGCGGTGCCACAGCACTGGCACTGTATACCACGGGCAAGAGTTCACAGCGGCATAACGGTTCGCAGGGCATGAGTTACTCCGAGTCCAACTACGGCCTGTGGGCTATCTCCAGCGAGGACGAGACCCCTGCGCCGTATAACGTCTATTTTAACAACGCCGACAGCGTCACCGGCCGTACAGCACTGTGCCCCATCTACACGCAGACCGGCAGCCTGCAGAACGTCTGGCAGCCTTTGCAGCGGCAGTTTTCCGAGGTGTCCGCACCGTTTGAGACCGAGATGGACGGCAAGCGGTACCTGTGCACCCGTGGCTTTGTGATTCTGGATGCGTGAAAGGAGACCTAAAAATGCAGTACATGATTATGATTCTGATTGTGATCGGCCTTGCGATTGCTGACTTTGCAACGGGCTATATCAAGGCCTATTGCACCAACACCGTCAACAGCCAGAAGATGCGGCAGGGCGGCATGAACAAGCTCGGCGAGCTGATTGTCATGCTGACGGCCTGCGGACTGGATATCGGCATCCATGCGCTGGGGCAGTATTATCAGGCGGCGGAGCTTGCGGAAATTGCAGGCGTGGTGACGGCATTTGCGGTGTTTGCGTACATCGTGCTGATGGAGCTGGTGTCGATTCTGGAAAACTATGCAGCCGTGAATCCCGAAGCACTCTGGGCGGCCGGACTGATCCGCCGTCTGAAAAATGTACACGATGAAAACAAGGAGGAAAAGTAATGGCTTACAGTGTGAAGTATACCGGTGAATCGCATCAGCTCGGCGGCAGTGCGAAGCATTTTGTGACGGTTTATGCCGATACCACATCGGACATGCCCACGCCCGACCCAGCGTGGGCGGCGGGCAGTGAGCTGCTCATCAGCGAGAACGGCGGTCAGAAGTACCTGCTGACGAATGCCGGGGCGTGGGTCAAAGTGCCAAATTTTACTAAAGCAGCGGAAGGGGGTGATGATAGTGGACAACTTGACGCCATGATTGAGAGGAGTATCACAGAAGTAAACAGCAATGCAAAAAGCGTGGGGGAATATGCTTTCTATAAAAATTCAGCAGTGAATACTGTTGACGTGCCCTCTGCTACAAGCATTGGATCATATGCATTCTATGACTGTACAGGGCTTACCTCTGTAAATTTACCGTCTGCAACCAGCGTTGAAACAGATGCTTTTAAAGGGTGCACGTCTCTATCTAATGTTAATTTGCCATCGATGCAGAACGTTGGAAGAGAGGCATTCTATGGCTGTACAGCAGTCAACACTATCAATCTGCCCTCTGCTATAAGCATTGGATCATATGCATTCAAAGGGTGTACAGGGCTTACCTCTGTAAATTTACCGTCTGCAACCAGCGTTGAAACATATGCTTTTGATGGGTGCACAGGGATTACTTCAGTCAGATTGCCAGCAGCAAATACGCTTGGAACCTATGCATTTTCATATTGTGAAAATATAAAAACAGCAGACCTACACGCTGCAAAAAGTATTGGAGCATATGCATTCTACGGCTGCAAGAGCCTTGAAACCCTTATAATTAGAACAGACTCCCTTTGTTCAGGCGGTTCAACCACAACATTAAGCTATACAAAAATAAAAGATGGTGAAGGGTATGTTTATGTCCCTGCTGCTTTGGTTGCAACATATAAAGCCGCAACTATATGGAAATCAATTAGTTCTCAAATCCGTGCTCTCGAAGACTACACAGTAGACGGAACCACAACAGGTGCACTTGATGAAAGTAAGATTTGATAAGGAGTGAGCGTCATGACAACTAAAAAGAAAATCTGGGCCTACCTCACATCACTCGGCATGACCGCCGCAGGGGCCGCCGGTATGATGGGCAATCTCTATGCAGAGTCAGGGCTGAAGCCGAAGAACCTGCAGAACAGCTATGAGAAGCCGCTGGGATATACGGATTCCACATACACGGAAGCAGTGGACAGCGGTGAATATACCGACTTTGCAAAGGACTGTGCCGGCTATGGTCTGGCACAGTGGACACATCATACCCGCAAGGCAGCGCTGCTGACCTATGCACAGAACTGTGGTACTTCCATCGGTGATCCGGATATGCAGCTCCGATTTCTCGGCAGTGAGCTGATGACAAGCTACCCGAAGGTGCTGGAGGTGCTCCGGACGACGGACGATGTCCGCACGGCATCGGATGCAGTGATGCTCGACTTTGAACGTCCGGCGGATACCAGCGAAGATGCAAGGACGAAACGTGCGGAGTATGCAGAGAGGTTTTACAAAGAATTCGCTGCAGAATCACAGCAGGACAAGCCTGCCTCCACCGAAAGCACAGCGGGCAAGTCAGTCGAAACACTTGCTGAGGAAGTTCTGGCGGGCGCCTGGGGCAACGGCAAAGAACGCAAAGATCGCCTGACCGCTGCCGGATATGATTATGCAGCGGTGCAGCAGCGAGTGAATCAGATCTGCAGACCGCTCCATCATGTCAGCAGCGGTGACACACTGACGAAAATCGCATCAAAGTACGGTGTCACGGTTGAAGAGATCGTGACCAAAAACAGAAAACAGTATCCATCAATCACAGCGGATTATATCGAAGCTGGGTGGACTCTGAGAGTATAAGCAATAATCTCGTGAAAACATCAGGATATTCACGAGATAAAAAAACCGGCAGAGATTTGTTCTCTGCCGATTTTCCTATTTCTGGATATTCGACAAAATCCGACATTATTCGACATTGAAAATGAAATTCCCCCTGATTTTTCGAACTTTTTTCTTGACAGTGGATGACGTTTGTGGTATACTTATCCTTGGGTCCGGACATCCGGATACTATTATTTAAGCTCTACTATCTTGAACCGCCCTCCGTTTTCTGCTCGGAGGGCGGTCGGATTTTTTCATGCAAATACATTTATATATGTCTCTTCCCCGCCCGTGCCATAACAACAGCAAAGATAAAGGGGGAAATGAAAATTTCGTATTTCGTGGCGGATGGGTCACCACAACAGTTGCTCTCAAATGGCTTAAAATAGCCGTTTGAGAGTTTTCTTTTTGTCTGAAATTTGGTTTTGTCCTTTATCTGTCCTTTATTCCGCATTCCTGTCCTTTGGCGTAACTTACGCACCCTGTTTTCCTTTCGAGGAAAAGTCAAGGACGGAAGCGATTGCGTCGCTGGCTCTTGCCTGTGCCTGCTGAAATGCGTGGCAGTAAATTGAAGTCGTCGTACTTATAACCGAGTGACCTAACGCACCCGAAACCGCAGCAGCGTCAACACCCTCATTGATTAGAGCCGAGGCATAAAAATGCCGCATACTATGAATGTCACAGAAACGGAAATTGTTTTCCTTGCAGAATTCCGTAAACCAGAAATACGGCGTATTGTTGTTCATAGGTCGTCCGTCATATTTTACAAACAGCCTGTCATAATCAATCCACTTGCTTCCCAGCTTTACCTTTTCTTCGTCCTGTTCGGATTTGTACTCTTTGAGCAAATCCATTACCATAGGAGGAAATTTTAAGGAACGCTGGGATTTTTTCGTTTTCGTGGTATCCGTATAAATACCCTTGTCAGCCGTGTAATTCGACGTTCTTCTGACGCTTATTACATTATGCTCCCAGTCAATATCCTTCCACTCCAAGCCGAGAAGCTCGCCACGTCTGAAACCGCTGTAAATTGCGAGTGTAAAGAATGTGCGGTATTTCAGCGGAGCAGTTTCCAAGAGCCTGAAAAGTTCCTCGATTTCCTCAAGAGTGTAGATTTCCTTTTCCTTTTTTTCGCCCTTTGGAACAGTAACCTTTCTGCACGGATTTTCCGACAGCATATCCATCTTAACTGCATAGCTGAACACATCAGATATAAAGCTCAGATGATGAATTGCCGTCTTTCTTGATAAAGGCCTGCCTGTTTTCATACTCTTGCCGTTAAGAGCAAGGTCGTTGATAAATTGCTGAACGTGTCTGCCTGTGATTTTGTCCAGCCTTAAATGTCCGATTGCGGGATAAACACGTTGGGTAAGCTGTCGCATACGTTCATACGAGGTGTGACGAAGATTAAGTTTTGCATATTCTTCGAACCACTGCTCCGCAAAGGTTTCAAATTTAACATTCGCCGTAATCTGTCCTTTCAGACATTTTTCCTCAAACAGCATAGCCTGTTTCTGAACTTCCTTTTCAGCCTGCCGAGCTGTCATATTCGGCTCAGGCTTCCAAGAGGTTGTCTGAATAACTTGATTACCCTTTGTATCGTAGCCGCAGCTTACTCTAATCTGATATGTATTTCCACGCTTTCTTATTGTTGCCATAATTGAATACCTCCATAGTCTGGGACAATTCATTTATGACTACCTCTACACCCCAATTATATCACTTTCGCGTTGTAAAGTCAAGAAGTGCAAGGACACGCCATAAAATATTTATCTTGATTTACGATGTGTAACAGGCTTCAGGAACTCCTCCAGCTTTTCTTTCAGGCTGTGATTTCTGATAAACTCCATAACCCTGTCGAATTTCTCCTGCAAGGCTTTAAGCAGAGATTTGGTC